CGAAATCATCAGCGCGGCCGGCGACCGCAACCAGGCGCGCATCGTCTTCGACATCGCCGCGGCCATGGTCGGGCAAAACAAGAGCCTCGCTTCACGCTGCAAGACGCTCCAGCACGCCATCTACTACAAGAACTCGTTCTACAAATCCATCAGCGCCGAGGCCCGGACGAAGCACGGCTTCAACTGTTCGGCCGTCCTCTTCGACGAGCTGCATACGCAGAAGGACCGCGAGCTGTACGACGTCCTCACCACGTCGGTAGCAGCACGCCAGCAGCCGCTCATCATCATGCTCACGACGGCAGGCTACGACACCAACTCCATCTGTTACGAGGTGCACGACTACGCCGAGCGCGTCCTCAACGGCGAGGTAGACGACCCGACCTTCCTGCCGGTGCTGTACCGCGCCGCCAAGGAGGACGACTGGACGCAGGAGGCGACGTGGAAGAAGGCCAACCCCGGCTACGGCGCCATCTGCCGGAAGGAGTATTTCGAGCAGGAGGTCGCCAAGTGCAAGGCAAACCCCGCGGTGCTTAACACGTTCCTGCGCCTGCACCTGAACATCTGGACGGGCAGCGATGTCGCCTGGATCACGGACCACGAGTTCATGCGCGGAGCGCGGCCCCTGCCGGACGACAACTACCTCAAAAAGCTGCCCTGCTGGGGTGGCCTCGACCTCGCCTCCACCCGCGACCTCACCGCCTTCGCCCTGCTGTTTTGGGACGAGGTGGTGCAGGTGCACTACCTCAAAGTGCACCAGTTCGTCAACGAGGAGCGCACGAAGATGCGCAAGAGCGAAGGCGTGGACTACCTGCGCTTCCAGCGCGACGGCGACCTGTCCATCACACCCGGGAACGTGACCGACTTCCGCACCGTCCGCGACCACATCATCCGCGCGGCGGAGACCTACAACATCACCGCCGTCGCATACGACCGACGCTTCTCCACCTACATCGTGCCTGAGCTTATCGACGCGGGTATCGACATGCAGCCCATGGGCCAGGGCTTCCTCGACATCAGCATGCCCACCAAGATGTTTGAGATGGAGGTGGTGAAGGGCACAGTCATTCACGGGGGCAACGCCTGCCTGCGCTGGCAGATGGGCTGCGTGAAGCTCGACCGCGACGCCGCCGACAACATCAAGGTCACCAAAGGGCGCACCAAATACGGGCAGATGGTCGACGGGGTGGTAGCTTCCATCATGGCCTTTGGCTGCAAGCTCAACAGCGACGACGATGACGTCATCTACGAGGTGGTGACGCTGTAGGGAATTTTTCCTATAGCGTACCTTCGGCGCAATGTTCGAGAGAATCCTATCCCTCTTCCAGCGGCGTGCTCGCGTTGCCTACACCGGCAACAACGAGTTTTGGAACTCTACGGCCTACACCATGCGCACCCGCTCGGGCGCTATGGTAGGGAAAGAGAACGCCATGACGGTGGCCACCGTGTACGCTTGCGTCCGCGCTATCTCGCAGACGCTGGGCTACATGAATCTGAACGTGCTCGAGCGTATCGACACCGGCCGGCGCCTGGCGTACAACCACCCGGCCCACCAGCTGTGCGCCGTACGGCCGAACGACTACCAGACGCCCTACGAGTTTTGGGAAAGCATCACCGCGATGGCCATGGTGTACGGCCGTGCCTTCGCGCACATCAAGCGCAACACCTTCGACGGCCGGCCGACCGACCTGCACATCCTGCACACGAACGACTGCACGCTGATGAACATGAACGGCATGCTGTTCGTGCGTCACGCGGAGCTGGGTGACCTGCGCTACGAGGACGTGCTGGCCGTCAGCTGCCTGAACGGAAAGTCACCCATCGAGCTGCACCAGGAGAATATCGGCATCGCCAAGGCGGCAGAGAACTACGGCGCCGACTTCTTTGGATCGGACGGTTCTATGCTCGGCATACTGTCCACCGACAACCCCATCAAGAACGAGCAGATGGATGCGGTGCGGCGGTCGTGGCAGACCGGCGGCATCGGCGTCAAGGTGCTGCCGTTCGGCTTCAAGTACCAGCAAATCTCACTGCCACCCGAGCAGGCGCAGTTCCTACAGACCCGGCGCTACAGCGACGAGACCATTTGCACGATCATGGGCGTCCCGCCGTATATCGTAGGAGTTGCCACGCAGACGACCTTCAGCAATACCGAAGAGCAGGGCCGCAACTTCGCACGACACACCATCGTGCCCTGGGCCACGCGCATCGAGCAGGAGGTCAACCTCAAGCTCATCCCCGAGTTTGAGCGGGAGGACTACTTTGCCAAGTTCAACATGCAGGACCTGCTGCGCGGCGACACGAAAGCCCGCAGCGACTACTACCACCAGATGCTCACCGACGGGGTGTTCACCATCAACGAGGTGCGCACGATGGAGGACTACAACACCATCGGCGCCAAGGGCGACATCCACCTCGTGCAGGTGAACCAGCTGGACTTGAGCAGCATGTCGGACTACAGCACGAAAATCAGCAGCGATGCCGTATAACGACTACCCACAAAAAGCTGAAGAGATGCAAGAGAACAACAACGACCGCGAGCAAGAGCTGCGGAACATCTACGGCCCCAACGTCGAGGTCCGCACCATGGAGGTGCGCGCTTCGGAGGACATGATCATTAGCGGCTACGCCTCCGTATTCGGAGACACCTACGACCTGGGCTACTTTCAGGAGCGCGTAGCTCCCGGCGCTTTCGACGGGCGCACGGAGGACGACGTCCGGCTGCTCATCAACCACGCCGGCGTCCCGCTGGCGCGCACGACCAACGGCACCCTCGAGCTGACGATTGACGAGCGCGGCCTCCACTACCGTGCTATGCTTGCTGACACCAGCGAAGGGCGCGACCTGTACAAGCTCATCAAGCGCGGCGACATCACACAGTCGAGCTTCGCCTTCACTATCGATGAAGACGAGTGGAGCAAAGACCGCAGCATGCGGACCATCACCCGCGTGGGCCAGCTGTACGACGTCAGCCCGGTGACGTACCCGGCCTCACCCACCACCACCGTCGCAGCACGTATGGCGGCTCGCGGCATCAACTTCCTGCCGACCGAGGTGGAGGAGCGCGACGAGAAGACCGACGACCTGCTCGAGGACATCATCGAATCGCTGGACGACATCAAGGCGATGATTGACGACTACACCGAGGAGGTCTCCGAAGAGATGCCAAATGACATGCCGGACGACATGCCGGAGGAAAACCAAAGCCGGAAAACCAATATCTCGGCAGATACTACCTTTGACCCGAAACCCTTTACCCTTCCATACATGAACCTCAACGACATGAAGGCGCTGCGCGCCTCCAAGCTGAACCAGCTGAAGAGCTTGACCGAATCGGCCGAGCTGATGCAGCGGTCCTTCAACGAAACCGAAGAGACGGCCGTAGACAACCTGCACCAAGAAATCGAGGCGCTCGACGCGAAAATTGAGCGCGCCGAGAAGACCGAGGCGCAGGTGTTGCGTGCCGCCTACTCTGCTGCTACCCCGCAGCCGGAGGTGCTCGAGCAGGAGAAAATCCAGCAGCGCTACTCCATCAGCAAGCTTGTCCGTGAATCGATGACCGGCCGCTTGACCGGCCTCGAGGCGGAGATGAGCCAGCAGGCAGCCTCCGACCTCAAGAACGCAGGCGTGGGCGTCCGCGGTTTGGCGCAGATCCCGGGCTTCATCCTCCGGAACACGTCGACCATCGGCGGCACCAACGTCCCCGGCCAGTCGAACACGAACGTCCTCGAGGCGCTCGTCCCGACCCCTATCCTCGAGCAGGCAGGCGCCAACGTCCTACGTGGCCTCGCTGGAAACATCAACCTGCCATCCCTCAACGACGGCACGGACATCATCAACGAAACGGCGTCGGCGTCGGGTGCAGCAGCTATCGCAGCACGCCAGCTGTCTCCGCAGCGTGTGGCTTCACGTATCGACATCACCAACGAGTTGCTGGCAGCTATGAACCAAAGCATCGACGCTACGGTTCAGCGCCAGTTCGCACGGGCTTCTGCCGCGCAAATCGACGAGATGTTCCTCGTGAAGGTCATCGCAGCTGCAGCTTCTACGTTCGTGAAGCGTAACGAAACGGCAGCCGCTACGGTGGCAGGCTTGACCTCGCAGGTGGCATCGGGCCTCATCGGAGCCCTCGGCAACGCCAACGCCCTGACGAACAGCACGGCGTTCATCACGTCGCACGGCCTGCTCGCTACGGCACGCTACACCCCGACGGTCTCCGGCGGCGCTATCCCCATCATGCAGGACAACGCCATCTTCGGATACCAGGCATACGGCACGTCGCTCGCAGCTGCTGGCCTCATCACCGATGCATCGTATGACGTTTACTCCGAAGTGTACGCTAACACGACGGCGGCAACGACCCTGAACAATGAAGCCGACCTCGTTCCGATTGTTATCGCAAACATGGAGAACTGCTACGTGGCATACTGGGGCGGCGGAGCAGCCGACCTGGTCATCGACCCGTACACCTTGGCTGCGACGGGCATCACCCGCCTCATCCTCAACATGTACGCCGACGCCGACTTCGCACACACGGGCGACGTCCGGTTCACGGTGGGCGCGTAATCCTTGCAGAGCTGACACCATAGAGAAGGCCCGGGGCACTCCCCCGGGCTTTCTTACTTTTGACCTATGACTATGCGATACAGCCGCGCGGCGGAGCCTACCGACACGAACTTCATCAGCCTCACCAACCTCAAGAATTACTTGAGGATTGACGGCAACGATGACGACACCACGCTCGGCTTCCTGCTCACCTCCGCACGCCAAGCGTGCGAGGAATACACGGGCCGCCTGTTCGGCTCCGGCACGGTGACCTTCTACATGGACTCCTTCGAGGACAACCAGTTCCCCGCCGGGCCGGTGACGGCTATCTCGTCGGTGCAGTTCTACGACGTGGACAACGTGCTGCAGACGCTGTCGACGGCGCGGTGGTATGCCGACCTGGTGGGATCGCCCCAGCGCATCGCCTTTGACGCGCCTCCGGCCGTCTACCTCGAGAGGTACAACCAGGTCATCATCAACACGACGGCAGGGCACAGCACCGTTCCCGGTCCTATCCTGCAGGCTATGCGCCTGCTGTGCGGCCACTACTACGAGAACCGGCAGCAGGTTGTGACCGGTACCATTGCCACCGAGTTACCCATGGGCGTGCAGGCTCTGCTGTCCACATACCGCGTCTACGCATGAGAATCGGCAAGATGGACCGGCGCATCGTCATCGAGCAGCCGACGGTGACGAAGGACGACTGGAACTACGACGTCGTGACGTGGACCACGCTGGCCACCGTATGGGCCGACAAGCTCGACCGTGGCTCCGGCGAGGTCGTGGAGGTGGACCGGCAGACGGCCCTCACCCGTACGCAGTGGACGATGCGCTACCGCTCGACCGTAAACTCTACCATGCGCATCCTCTACAATAGCCAGTACTACTACATCGTGGGCGTGGAGGAGATTGGCCGGCGCGAAGGTCTGCGCGTCTTTACCGAGCTTAGGAACTGATGGCGGGCTTCAACGTGCGCGTGGATGCGGCCAGCATCAAGGCTATAGAGGCTGCCTTAAAAGAGCTGCCGGTGGAGCTGAAGAGCGGCGCCGTAGCTACGGCCCAAGTGAATGCGGCCTCCGTCCTGCGCAACGAGGCCAAACGCCTCGGCAAGCAGCTCGGCGGCTCCGGATCGTGGTCGAAGTCGCAGCACGTCGTGCGCGGTAACGTCAAGCGCTACTCTCCCTACGTGGTGCTGAAGACGGCCAACAAGCGTTTCAGCGTGAGGCCCGTCAGCACGTTCATGGATTCTGCATCGCCTACCACCTTCGCGCCAGTTAAGTACAACCACCTCATCCAAAAGGGGAGCAAGCCCGAAGTCCGCACTGGCGGTATTGGCAAGGCGAGACGTGGCGGAATCATAGGCACGCGGAGCACAGGAAAAGGTGGCTTTATGGTGCGGAATGCAGAAACGGGATACATCCACCGCATCAAGCAGATTAAACACCCAGGCTTTGGCGGGCACGACATCTACCAGGAGGTGCTCGACAGCAAGGGCGACGTGGCGGTGGAGCGTTTCAACCGGGACGCCATCAAAATCATAGACCGCTACAAGCGCAAAAAAGGCTTCGCATGATTAACCTCGTCATCGACATCCTCAAGGCAGACGCCAACGTCACGGCCATCACCACCGCCGACCGCATCTACCCGCTGTCTCGGCTCGAAGGTGGTACCATCCCGGCCATCGTGGTGCAGCAAATCAGCACCGACCCTGCCGACACGCACGACAGCACCAGCACGATGGACACGAACACCGTGCAGGTGACTATCATCGAGGACAAGCCCAAAGACGCCAACG